GTGGCGTGGTTAAGGCCACACCCGGTGACATTCAGAAGAAGAAAGAGCTGCAGGCAAAGCTCGAGCGTCGTGCGGGCACCGTTGCTGCTGGTTTGGCAATCGTGGGCTTCGGTCTCTTCAGCCATAACCAGCTGAAGCGCGCTCCTTTTTATCGCGATGGAATCGGCCGGCAGATCGATGACGCAGTTGCTGCTGGCGTTAACCGTTTACTGGATGTAACTCCCGGTATTGGCGCGGCACGCGCCGAACGCCGTGCTGCAGGCCGTGCTGCTGCGGGCGCTGCCATTTCTCGTGCTGCTGGTGAAGCAGCAGGCGGCCCTGCAGCTATGCGCAGCGCCATCCTGCGCACTCCGACGCAGCTAGAGCGCCGAGCCACCGAGTACGCCAATGCGCGCGTACTAGATAACAAGATTAGCGCGTTAGATATTGATGCTAAAAATCGTGGAGATAACGATCAAACCTGGCGTCAGAAGAGTCTTGAAGCCTTTTGGGGAACAAAGCGAACAAACGCTGCAGGTGCCGGTGATGGAAGCACCTTTTCCGAGCCTGCTACCCATGAATATCTTTCGCGTCAGTTTGGCTTTGCCCTTAGCAGAGGCACTACTGACACTGATGTAAGACGACAACTGGCGACTGCGTTGAACCGTGAAGCTACTAACTTGCAGGCTTTGGCACGTCAAGAAGGTGTGAATATCAAGGATGCAGATGCGCGCAACGCTTTTCTCAACCGTCTAGTAGGCCCTAGCACCGCCAATTTCCCCGAGGACGTAAGAGAAAACGCAGTTGGCATTCTTAATAAGGTCTTAGGCGAAACTCCCCGTAGTAAATCAGCTGTTATCAGCCGTAAGCAGCTTGCTGACACTATCTATAGCGATACTCGTAATGGTTTTGATAAGTACTTCGCACGAGTAGCTGATGAGGTACGCCAAACTCCAGGTGCGGCTTTATCTACTGAGCAGCGCAGAGCTGGATATGGCGATTTAGTTAATAGTGCACGCATTGGACATTCCCGCTATCTGGCTAGTCGGTTAGGTAAATCCGAGAACATTAGTTCGAGCATGAACCAAGGCTTGAGCAATCTCGTAGCCAAAGAGTATTTCTCTAGGAAAGTTAAAGGTAGCAGCACGTTTACGGCTTCTAACCGTGATATTGGTGTTGCTGCAGCCGAGCTTGCGGGTCGCGACTTCAGAAATGTCAGTGAAGCCACTAAATACCTGCAACAGAACGGCTTTGAACGACTTGAAGAGGTTCGAAGCGTTCGCACACGACAGCCTGCTTCCACCGGAGAGCCCCGCACAGCGCGCCGGCGCTTGCGTTCACGCTCACAGCTAATTGCGATGCTGACTAAGGGGGCGAATCCACTTAGTCCAGAAGCTGCCGCAGCCGAGGCCGATCGCATCATCGCTCGCCGCCAACGTACTGATGCCCTCCCCCTAGGCCTAGTAAGGGCCGCTACCTACCTGGCAGTGAGGGCAGACCTGCGCGACGCCGGCGGAGCCGGCAAACCCTGCGGCGCTTCGCACATCCCCAAAGCGCATGAATGCCGTAAAGGTGCTGGCGACGCCCCAGTGAAAGAAGCCTCCGAGGGCGGCACCTCCACCCGCCGTAAAGCCGCGGCCGCCGCCCTCGCCGTAGTTGCAGTCGGTGCCACCGCAGCCACCGGTGCCTATGTCATCAACGACATGAAGCGCGTCGCCAAAGAACCCAACATGTTCAAGGCGACGCCATCCACACGCACGATCGCCAAGGAAGCCAAGAAGGAGTTCGACACCAAGAAGAGCGGCACGGCCATGGGCAACTACTACACGCAGAAGTCCGGCCTCAAACCTGGCGATGTCGTCTACTACCGCAACGAGAAAGATCCTGCTGCGCACTTCGGCATCTACCTAGGCGAAGGCAAGGACGGCAAGGTCCGCGCCGTCATGGCCAACACCAATGAGAAGCGCGCCGGCTTTGTCGACGTGATGGAGATCGGCACCACCAAGCCTGACTCCAACGACGCTGCTCACTTCCTGTTTCCGGTGCTGCAGAAGGCTCCCCCACTGAAGGGCGCGAAGGCCCGCACCAACGAGGAAACCGTCCGCCGTGCTCTTCGCGCCGTCGGCACCGATTACAAGTTCTCTCTCACCCAGGACAACTGCGAGGTGCTGGCCAACTCCATCGCCTACGACACCCCGAGATCGCAGCAGCTCGAGCGCTTCCGCCGTCTCACCCGCCAGGTGGCCGACAGCACCATCGGTGTCCGGCAGCGCGCCGGCATGACTATCCGCCGCGCCCGTGGCCAGCGCAAGACCACGGCGCTCACCGCCTCGCAGATCCTGCAGCGCCTTGGTCGCGACGACAACACCTTCATCACTGACGAAGGCAAGACCCTCGCACGCACCCATTACAGCCAGTTCTTCGAGAGCGGCACCAAGCTCGACGCCGCCGCACCGCTGCCCCCTGCGCTGATCTCACCTGAAAAGCTGTGGGAACGCATCAAGGACTACGACGACGATAAGAAAGCAATCGCCATGCGTGATTACTTAGTAGTGCTTCGCTTGTCGCTTGATACCAATGCAGCTGCTTGAGCGCTACAACGCCGCCCTTCGTCGCACCGAGGACGTCACCATCACCCAGCTGAACCGCATACTCGACAGCAGCTTCAATCGCCTGATCCGCCGCACCCGCATCCAGCTGCGCGGCGGCGCCCCAGCCGCGGACCGCAACCTCGCCCTCCTGCAGGAGTTTCGGCAGCTCATCCCCGCCTTCCGGCCTGACCGCACCGACGCCTACGACCGTGTGCTGCGCTCTCTGCTCCGCAGCTCCGAAGGCCGCGGCATCAGCGTCGCCCGAGAACTTCTGCGCGACTCCGGCTCCGAGCGCCGCCTGATCAACGTCTCTATCCCCATCGAAGCCACCGTGGCTGCTGCAGCGCAGGCTCGTGGCTACCTCCGCCGCCACGGCGAAGCCTTCGCCACTACCGCCACCGAGCTCGTTGCCCAGGGCATCGCCGAAGGCCGCTCCACAGACGCCATCACGCAGGATCTGCGGCTCCGCCTGGGGGTGGTGAAGTCCCGCGCTGACGTGATCACCCGCACCGAGTCGCTACGCGCCTATAACGCTGCCAGCAATCAGTATTACGCCGCTAACGGCATCGACCTCGTCATGTGGTACGCCACCTCTGACGATCGCACCTGCCCCATCTGCAACGCTCGGGCCGGCCGCATCTACAAGCGCGCTAGTACAAACGCACCTGTACATCCACGTTGTAGGTGCTACCTAGCCCCGTGGGATCCCGAGATTGCGGCGATCGACCCCGAGTACGCCGGCATGCCCCGCCGCCATCGCGAAGAAGTCTCCCGCGTAGCCACTGTGGGCCCGGCTGACCTCAACAAAGCCGCAGTCTTCGAGCAATTTGCTCCTCAACCGCAGGATATGGAGCTGTAGGCGTATAACACAGGACAGCTACGCTGTGCCTATCAGCACTACGGGGCTCTACGCCATGCCCGCCAAGTCCGCCGCTTACGAAAAAGGCATACGCGAAGGTCGCGCCATGGCCGCCCGCTCTCGCAACACGGAAGCTTCCGAGCCCGAAGAAGCGGAGGAGATGGAAATGGATATGGCCGCCAGCCACAGCCGTAAGCGCAGCGCCAAAGGGGCCAAGAACACCAAGCCCGCCAAGGACGGCGGTATGTACGGCAAGAAGCCCATGGATGCCGAGTGCGGCTGCATGTCCAAGGGCCGCAAGGGCAAGTGCGATGGGAGCTGCGGCAAGTCCATGAAGGACGGCGGCTATATGAAGAAGATGGACTCCCTGACCCCTCAGGAGTACCTGACCGCCTGCGAGCTCGGCATCCAGGACCGCAGCACCGCCTACATCCGCGCCCGCCTAGACGCCGCCGAGCGGCTGGACCTGAAGTGTGGCAAAGGAGCCATCTCCGAGGGCGAAAAGTGCACCAAAGGCGCAGCGCAGAAGGTGCAGCCGAAACAGCCGAGCAAAGCTCGCACCATTGCATCAGCCGTGGCGACTCTCGGTGGTGTTGCTCTTAATGCGGGGGCCACTGGATATGGCATAGGTAAGGCTTTGACTGGTGATCTTGCCGGCGCTGGTCGGGCGTTTCAAGTAGCCGGCGCTGGTCAGGCATTAACAGGCGTGGGTGCGCGCGGCTTGGGCCTAAAGAAAGAGAGCAAGCGGCTACTCACCAATGCTGCGCTAACCACAGGAGCTGGAACCTTGTTACGTGAGCAGCAGACTGGCGAACTTGCTGGCGGACTGCGCAAGGGCCGCATGGCGCTGCAAAATCGTCGTCTTCGTCGTCGTCGCAGCTCTCTAGAACGAGCTTTCAACAAGCCTTCCGCTAGGCGCCCTCCCGGCCTCGACTCGATGTTTGCCGACGGCTTCTCCCTCGACTCCGGCTCCTTCGACATCTGACCCATGGCGCTCACCCCCGCCACTCTCCGCCTCGACGCCTGCTGGGAGGGCTACGTCCAGGTCGGCATGAAGCGCAAAGGCAAACGGCGCGTTCCTAACTGTGTCCCCGCGTCCTCGGGAGTCGCCCAACCGCGTCGCCAGTCCGACGCCGAAACCCGCATGGACCCCCGCGGCAGCAAAGTCGCCGCCATGGAAGCCGAGCTCGCCAAGCAGGCCGCTGCCCGCGGCCTCAAAGGTGAGCGCGCCGCCGCCTACATCTACGGCACCCTCAATAAGATGGGCTACAAGAAGGGCAGCAAGACCACCCGCAAGGGCGCCGCCAAAGCAAAGCGCACTGACGCCGAAGGCATCCCATGCGGCGCTAGTTATATCCCTGCGAATCACACCTGCTCTAAGAAAACCAGCATCGGCAAAAAAGCCGTCGTTGCTGCAGGTGTAGGTGTTGCGGCTTTAGGCATCGGAGCTTTGGCCTATACCGGTCAACGCAGACGCATGCGGGTGCAGCCTGTTCAAGTCCGAGTGCTGCAGCAAGCACCTCGCCCTCGACTAGCCGGTACTCCAGAGCGCGCACGCCTTCCCGGTATTACACCCAAAGGCTTGCTTCCTCCCGCTCGCGAGCGCAAATCCAAGACCCAGCGCATGCGCGAGAACACAGCAGCCGCGGTGACTGCTGCAGAGAAGCGCATCGCTCAAACGGCCAAGGAAGAAGTACGCCGCCTGGGCCAGATCGGCAACGCCATGGCCGCCGCTGGCGAAGCAGCAGGCATGGCAACGAAAACCACATCTCGTGAGTTGCGCCTCCGCACCGAAGCCGCCCGCCGCCGCTTTGAGCCCGGCTATCGCCGTCCCGATCAAAAGCGCCTCCCCGAGAGCACTTTGATTACGCCGGCATTACTCATGGCATTCCCTGAGGGTGTGCCTATTCCCGCTAGCACACCTAAACCGCGGCGCCGTCGCCGTAAGCCACAAGGATTCGGCCGCACCGACGCCGCTGGCCCCGCCTCCTCCGGAGCTGCCGCACCCCGTGCCCAGCGCGACACCGAGGACGACAAGAAGTACTCCAAGAAGGTCCGCGACCCCAAGACCGGCCGCACCCGCACCATCCGCTACGGCGCTAAGGGCTACCGCATCGCCCCAGGCACCGACAAAGGCGATCGCTATTGCGCCCGCAGCTTTGGCGACATGAAATCCCACGGCAAAGACTGCGCCGGCAAGGACCGCAACACA